GCGATAATCTTTTGGCGCTGCTGAGACATGGACGCCAGCTGTTCAACCATAGCGGCTGAGTTCTGCTTACTGATTGCGTCTTTGTTCAAGCCTTGGGACAGTCTTGAGACACCCGTGGTTTCCTCTTTGTCGTCATCCAACATCTTGATTGTCTGGAAGATAAACGGGTTAAGAGGTGCCTGTGGCATAGGTGAGATTGCATCAGGACGTGTGACGTTGACGATACCACCAACACGGTTGTCGATTAGTTCGCGTGGGTTCGTCAGAGATCCCTTAGTCACAACATATCGTGGGTTGTTGGTGACCATTGCGTGATCAAGAATTGACCGTGTCAGGACTGTTCGGGCGTTCTGGGTTGGTACTACTTTTGTTCCAAAGTTGTTGCCCCAGAAAGCGTGCAGCACAGGAAGCGGAACGAAAGCACAATATGGTTTGCGGGTGACTTTCTCTTTATCAAGAACGACACCACCAGCCTTGGTGATCTTGTATAGTTCAGCAATGCCAGTGCCCTCACAATCCAGGTGGACATAACACTCATAGACAGTGATCAATCGCACTTGGTCCTGGTAGCTGTTGCTGTTGAAACCTTGATCAGCGCCAACCTCTTCAAACCGAGCCAAAACCTCTGGATCCGTCTCAGCTGAGTATTCTTCACCTTCACCGATGTCATCGAGGAGGTCTTGATCATAGCCCATCTCTAGTAAATCTGAGATCGACAGAACCATCCGTTCAGCACAGAAGCTAACATCATCCAGGGACTTAGCTTGTGGCTCAATCAGGAAGTTCTCTGGGGCAACTGCCTCGATTTTAACTTGAGACGTATCGCGGGTGACCGCCAGGGTGCCAGAGAAAAGACCAGTTGCATCTTGCTCAATCTCATCGATCTCAATGTTAGGCTCTGCGAGCATGGCATCAAGTTCGTCTTCGGTCAGCTGTGCAACTTGTTCGTTGGTGGTTTCGTCTTGCTCACACCAGTAAACTTTAGTCAGGCCAGCACGTGCAATCAGACCATCATGGATAGCCGTCTGCATGACCTCAAAGATGTTGTTCTGGCGGTGAGCCACGAAGTCCACATAACTTGTGGCAATATCTGCCATCTGGCTATCGTCAGCGTTCTGTGGGGCAAAGCGTACTACCTTGTTACCCGACGAAAACGTCTCCAGCAAAACAGCCTTCATGCTTTCGACAGTATCGTAAACGTCCATTGATACATATTTGGAGTTACCATCGTGCGCTGGGCGTGGAAGCGTGGCGTTGTAGTAATCCACGACCTTCTTCCGCTCCCGCGAGATCTGGCTGTCATAATAGCCAGTGCTGCGACGAATGCAGTCATCTAGGACAACTGCGATTTCATCATCATCCAGCTTTTTGTATTCTTTCATGCTCAGACCATTTCTATATAATAGTTGTCGGATGCCTCAATTGGTTCCCAGATGCCCTGGTGGACGTGGTTAGCTAAAGCGAGGCTCATCACACAGTCATCAAAACACCCGCCTTCAGCTTCCATGCCGCCACTTTCAGTGACAATATAGGTAAGCATTTCTCGGATGGTGACTTTGTCATTAAGTTCGATATCGTTGTCTCGCACAGCTGCACGAAGTTCATCGATGATCAGTGGTTTTGTTTTTGATGTTGTGGTGAAGCCTAGTTTGACAGTCTCTCGATCTGTCAGCTTGTCTAGCTGAACCTCAGTGTAAAAGTTGGGATAGGACATATCTTTACCCAGGCGTGTACACGTCAGGATACCGTGGCTGTTGTTCTCAACAATGATGTGGGCCTCGTTGTAGTACATCCCAAGATGATAGAGAACTTGGGCGTAGTAATCTGGGTGGACATGGCCACGCCAGGTAGCCACTTGGCGCTTCTTGCTGTCGAGTACCTGGGCAACACTATAGTCACCCCCACGGACACCCATAGCAACGTCAGCGCCGATGACATACTGCTCACCCTCCACGTGGGGGATGAAAATGGACAGTTCACCACGGGGGTTTGTCATCCATTCATCTGTCTCTAGAGCCAGGCGCTGCTTGAGGTCTTCAGTGTTATCAATACGCTTCTGAAGTGGCTCCTGGTTGAACACTGGGCGACCAGTGGTCAGGAAGGCCTCTTCGGCATAACTTGGGTACTCTTGACGGAAAAGATCAAGGCCGTTTTGGGCGACCTTGCGGCGACGAAACATTAGCTGCCTGTCATCGAGGCCATACTCTTTGACCAAGTCTTCCTCATCAGGGGTACGCTCGAAGTTCTCTGGTACATCTTCCCTGTAGGTTGCATCAGCAAACCAAGGAATGAACACAGGAACATAACCATTGGTTCCCTCACAGGCACCCTTCCAGAGGTCATAAAAGACCCCTGTCACACCGTTGGCGGTACTCTCAACGAAGATAGCCGTCCCAGGTGTATTAGGGACAGCCTGGGTCATACCGTTCCAGTTCTCCAGGGCGGTACTCTTGTTCCAGAAGGCGATCTCTGAGGCGTGAACGTGTGTTAGGGTCTCCCCTCGCCCGATACTCTCACCACCAGCCGTGGCCACAACAAATGAACTATCCAGCTGGTCAAAAGATAACTCTCGGCGGCTGGAGTATTTCGTGTGTGGCTTGAGGATGTCTGGGCAGTTTTCGTGGTATCTCTTGGTCATATCAAAGAGGGCACGGGTACTGTCAGAGTGGTGTGTGATGACCATTGCTTTAGCAGCTGGGCGTTGGGACACGGAGAAGTACAGGTAGCCACCAACGTAGGTCGAGAGACCCTGTTGGCGGGCCTTGAGGATGATGACCCGCACTTTACTTTCTGAAGCAACCTGCTTAGTCACAGCATCATTTAAGATGGTCTGGGCAGAGTTAAGTTTCAGAGGTTGGATGTCACCAGACTTGGTGCGGATCTTCAGTGAGTTCTTGGAGTAGAAATTAAAGTCATTAAGTAGGCGCAAACGCACCTCGCGTAGTTTACTCTTCGTCTGGGACATCTGGTTGCTCTTCCTGAGTGTCGCCCTCCAAGAGCGAACTTAGGAAGGCTTCGGCTTGGCCGATTGTTACTTCTGATTTTGAAGTTGGTTTGGTTTTGGTGAAATCCAATACCATCCGAGCAGCTGTTAACTTGTCTCGGTTTTGGGCTGGTTCACGCATGATTTCGACAGCTGTTTGTAGCGCCTCTTTGGCGTAGCTGTCGTCAATGCCATATTCTTCTGCCATGATTTTGACGATCCTTTTTGCGTCTTTCCTAGATTGTTCTCGGATTGGCTGGAGTGTCTCTTGGGTGTGACCATCGACAACGCCCATTGGTCTACCAGCGTTCTTACGCTTTTTTGTTGACCACTCGCGCCGAAGTGCCCGACCCTCTTCCGTCTTCATCAGCTTTGTGAAGTAGTTGTTTTCTCCGCGCTGGTGTTCCCCTTTTTTTGGGTGCGTCAGGGTTTTTTTTGGGGCTTTCTGACGTGGAGTTTTGGGTGCTCCCATTAGATGGTCCTTTCAGAATATCTAGGATAATTGCATAGGTCTTTACGCACGTCCGAGACAGCAATTGAGGCGCTGGGAGAGACCGTGAGATCTCCCCTAGAACATCTGATTTTTGCTGTTCGGATAGTAACGAAGACCCTTTGGTGGCCTCGATCCTGGTGAGGATATCGACCATGTCAAAGACAGTCTTGTTCATAGCTTTCCTTATGCAGTCAACATGCCAGGCTGGGGTGCTAACATCCCTGGGGGCATCATCTGCTGTTCTTCTTCTTCGTCTTCCATGCCAGCCTTGGCCATGATTGCCATGACAACTGCAACAACCATTGCAAGTGGGTGGCTGTAGAACTGGATCTTCTTGTTGCCAGACTTCTTGAACAGTTCCCTGATCATACGTGCAGTTTGTGGTGCTACACGCTTCATGGTTTTGGGATCGTGGGCATACATTTGCAAAGCATCAACCGTCAGTTCCCCAATAGACCGCTCATAGTTTTGTTGGCCTTTTAAGGTTCTACGAACTTCAGCTTTTCGTGCTTCAAAATCTGCACCGTTTGCCTCAAACTCTTTCTTCACGCTTCGCAGCATTGTGGCCAATGGCCTTGCGCCACGAATTGGAGCCTGGACCCCACCAGTGGAGAACATACCCCGATCTTGAATGTGCTTGAGTTCAGATAAGATCTCACGGCGAACTGGATCAGACTTACCTTTGCCCAGGACAAAGTCCATGACACTTTCTAGGCTACTGATACCCATCACATCAGACTGGCCTGTTAGGCCGTTTGTGGTGCGTGTCTCACCTAAGAAATTACCAGTAGCAATGTTACCCACACCAACGCCATGCATTGTCTCATGTAGTGCTGTGATCAGTTCTTGGATGTCACCTGTGCTGACGATATTTGCAGTCCGATTTCTTGGACTATAAGCACCTAAAGCACCTTCGTTAGCACTTGGCACGGACTGACGCATATCAGGGTTTGAGTTGTAGAACTTTAGGGCGATGTCATAGGCCGCAGCCAGCTTTTCAACACCAGCCATGTCCTTGATGCCATTCTCAAACTCTGATCCCTTTAAGCCAATTTCAATGGCAGCATTAACCAGAGCCGTCTCTTGCTTTACTTCAGGAACTTCTGGAGCACGGCTTCGGACGGGATTGTTTGACGGATTGGCTCCTCCTGAGAGGATGCCTCCTGGTCCTGGGACTGACTGCCTGGCTTGACCTTCTTGGCTTGAGCCATCGCCACTAGTCCCTCGATAAAGTCCTTCATCGACTCCTGCGGGACTTGACTGATTATTGACGGCTCCGTCTCCGTCTGCATTGGGGAGTGCTTCTTGGATTTGGTCATTTGTTATTCCTTCAGCTTCAGCCAACATCTTTGCTGCATCTAGATAATCATTATCTGCGCCTCTTCCAGGGGCAACACCTAAATGCCTAAACAGTTGCTTCTCAGGATACCACATAAGTGCCTGGAAATCAGCTGTTTCGATGTTGTAACCAAGATCACGTAGTTTAGCAATTGCAGCCTTTGTGGTTTCACGCATGTAAGCACGTTCACCTGGACCTTTCGGCGTAGCCTGGAGCTGTGGTGACAGGTTGCGTTTCATAGTACCTGTGGCGCTTGCTAACTCTGGTTTTGGAACCTTCTGGCCTGTACCCTTTAGACGCTTAGACTCTTGCCGATAAAAGCTTTGGTATCTACTCTCAAGATTTAAGACAAACTCATCTAGAATATCATTATTCTTTAGATCGGCCCTGGTTAAAACCATGTCCTTGAGTGTTTCTTTTGTCAAACGCTTTTCAAGGGCATCTTGGTTCTTTGTTTGTAGGGCTTTACGCACACGTGCGCGGTTTTTATTTAAGTCCTTATTGGACTCAAACGGACGTCCGACTAGACGGTTCCACATACGCATCCACCAGATATCCATCGTCAGTGGATCATAGTTACCACGGATATTCTGGTAGAAACCCTGACCAATCTTAGGGCCAATGATATAAGATCCCTTGACGTCAGCGTTTGCACCTTCAGACGAAGGCACCTTAATGTTAGTATCAT